GGTTTTACAATTTTACCTCGCGCTAACTTGAACGACCCGTGTCCTATCTTCCGCCATTTTAACTTATCATCTCCGGGCATTCCTGATCTCCTTTTTTTTAAGCTTGATTAGCTTCGTTTGAGATACCCCCCTTTTTCGGAGGGGGTAAGTTACGCCAGTTTTACAATACCGCTGGCACCGTTAGCGTCTGAGCGAACCTGCGGGACCTGAATTGTCATAACTTTATATTTAGTAATAAACTTGCCCTCAGTCTGCCATTCCACGTTCTGCAAAGGCATACCCCGTACAAGTCGCACAACGTCAGGTGTCATTTGGACAAGAAGCACGGTATTGGCGGGCAGCGAATCGATTACTTTGATGCCCTTAATGCCGTCGATCTTGAGAATGCGCTCTCTGTGCGTTGTCGAAAGACTCGTCGCGCCGTAGTCCCCATCTAACAGCACTTCATACCCGACCGGGGTATAAAGCATCCAAGGCCCGTAGTGATACGCTGCGATACTAGCGGCTTTCATCGCCAGAACATCAGCCATGATCAACGCCCCAGTTTTTCCCGGGTTGTCCCAAGCCAAAGGCAATGCAACAAGATTAATGTCTGGATGATTGATGTAACTGTAAATCGTGCCACCACCGAAAGAATACTTCATATCCGTGAACAGCATCCGCTCTAAACGTTCGTTAACCTTGCGGGCTGCGTGCTGAGCGCTTGTGACATCGAGCGCGTTCCCCATATTACGACTGGCAGTAAGTACCCGAGTGTTGATTTCGTAATCAACGTGCGTAATCGGCAACGGCAAATAATGAGCCCCAAACACAACCCGGTCGCCATTGCTACGTGTTACGCCGTCCATTGTAGTCGTCGCTTCCATACTATCACTAGAGTCGTGATACTCGAGTACAGTCGTCCCCATGCCGTTGCCAAGATCATAAACAAGGCCGTTACTAATCAAATCTTCCATCCCGCCCAAGCGATACCGCGAGACTTCCAAAATCGAGTCATCAAGCCGCCGCCATTCATACGGCCGAAGCGTTCCGGTAGTGTTGATCGAAAGACTCCGGTAGTTTTTCACCTCTTTCGGGTCGCCGCCGCCGGTATAAACTGTGATGTATGTTCCCCCGTCACGACCGACCCAAGGTCTCATCGCCCCGGGGTCAAGCCGCCCGCCTTGTCTTGCGGCATACTCAGCAACTTCGCCCTGAACTGCGCCCTGCCCATAAAAATCAGTACTAACTGTCTGGTCCATTATATTTTTACTCCTTTCGTTTTAATTTTTGGCTAAGCAACCCGCAGCTTAAAAAAACGGTTGAAATCAACCATCGGCCCGGCTTCAGCGCCCGAAGACCCCGTAAGGTCAAGTGTTTCCGCCGCCCAGCCCACGATCTGCAAAGGGTGTTGCGTGAAATCCGAGTCATCGCTGGGCGTGTACTTTTTAAGGTACCCGTTTCCTGCGCTTGTTAACGCATCATTAAGAACAACGGTTTGACCGTCTTCTAACAACGCGTAAACAATATCGCCCCTCCAGGGGATCCAGCATTGCACCTGAGCCGCCGCGGGGTAAGCATCTTCAATACCCTTGCCCCCCAATTCGTCTTCGAGCGCAAACATGGGCATTGCGTTTCCGTCTTCCCGAGCGTGCGCCTGCACTTTTCCGGTAGACAAATACTCAATAAGCATCCCAGGAAACAAGATCGCGTTGGCCTCAGCTTCTTCAATATGATCACTATATTTTTTGATTTTGATTGTGTTGTAAGACATACTTTTTCTCCTTTATCTATTTTTAGGTATTTACAGCCCCGGGGGCAGAAGTTTCTCTTCGCCCATCTGCTGCGATTTATTTGTCTGTGCGTTGCCGTTCAGACTGTAATCGGCCCGCGCCCGGATTGACTCGGCCAGTTTCTTCAGATGATCGCCTGACATTTTCTGCAAATCTTCTTTTGCCCAGACAGGTGACGCCTGGTTTGTCATGATATGCTGAATTAGCTTTTCGGTATGTTCTTTATACAAAGACAGCCCGAACTCCATCTGCGCTTTAATGTCAGCCGGCAAAAGGGTCATGAACTGCGCCGGGTCACTGACGGATTCCTTCAAAACCTGAATCGCTTGTTCTTTTGTAATGCCACCGCCCATAGACAAACCATTCAAAACCTGAATCGCCTGTTCCCTTGTAATAACTCCGCCCTGCGGCGCGTTTTCCTTGATCACTTCTTTTTCGACAATCACTGGCTGCAATTTTTCAATAATTTCCTCAGACTGTATCAGCAACCAATCACGATCCGCTTCCGCGAACAAACTGTTTTCGTCCTGAATAAGCATTTCGACCTTTTCAGGGCAACAGTGTTTTTCATCGATCATTTTGTTTTCTCCTTCTTTATTTTTTATTAATGCTGCATTTGTTCTCACTCCACAGCCATCCAACCAGCTACAAGCTCCGCTGCCACCGGGAAGCAACGCTAGATGATCGGGTCTGTGATTTGTTGCGACAGCAGAGTAAAATTCCCCCTGCCACTCCCCACTCTGGGCTATGTCTTGTGTAAACATTCCCAATGACACCTCCAGCGGCTGCTTATTGTCCAAGTAAGCAGCCGCCAGCGGCGAAATTTGTTTTAGCCGATCTATATCCAGCCAGGCCTCAGCCTTCAACTTGTTTTTCTCGACTCGCGTATTATAAACCCGCCCAACAACAGCCCCGTCGATTATATCGGGCGAGTTCGCTGAGACAGCCGCCCCGTATTCGGTGGTCGGGTGTTGGATACTAACGGGGATGCCATTCCAAGCGCCAGGGAACTTGCCCAACTCGTCAATCGAGTGATACATTGCTCCGTGGGAACCGTTGTGTACACCCTCAGTCATCATTACCACAGGGATCACGAGATGCTTTTTGCCTTGATGCATTTCTTCCCGCGTCGTGTAATTATTGTTATTTATAGAGTAGTTTTGCATTGATTTCCTTTTACTAAATTTCCCCCGCATCCCGAGCGCGTATCAACTCCGCAAAGCTGTCTTTATAAGGCAACGCACAACAACGACAGTTCGGGTGTTTCGGTATCTTTGTTTCGATCTCAGCAAGCGTGAACACCGTCCCTTGTAGTCCAGCGCACTCGGGGCAAACGTCATAGTCGGCAGTCCGCCACTCAGCTTTAACAGTAACCCCCTCAGCCCCCCAATTTTTGTATTCCTGCACAGTCGCCGCATGGTGCGCGCGAATAATTTCTGTTCTCGCTAGCATCTCTGCCCGCCTTTTTGCGGGGATCCATCGACCTAAAGTGTCTTTAACCCCTAACTCATCGCCCGTGCCCATCATTGTTTTAACCAGCTTTCTGGCAATTTTTATCGGGTTGTCTCCGTCTATCATGCCTTGGGAAAGTACCTGACTTATCTGCTTATCCATCGAGTCAGTTATCCCTTTTAGCTCAGAAAACGCCCTGCTATAGACAAGCCCGACCCGATCGATATGAAACGGTACTTGCATCGCGGCAAGAATCCCCCCTGATGCTTCAATGGATGGCACGCCGAAACCCGCCTTTATCAACTCATACCGCGCCCGCTCAACACCCCTTTGATAGCTATCAAGTAAATAAACGTTCATCCAACTCTGTTCTACTGCCACGCCGATCTGCTGCGCACTCCCGAGCGATAAGAGCCCAAGCGCTTCTTGTTGTTTAAGCCATACCATAAAAGCATCCACTTTTTCGGCAGACCGCACGAAGTTAAACTCGCCGGACATGACAGTAAGCCTGTATGATTGATCAGCTATCCCAAAGCAATCATCGTCCACGATCTTCTTGACAATGACCCGTTGAAGCGCTTTAAAACGCTTCGCAAACTGAGCTGCGAAAGCGTTTCTCAACGATGTTGTTCTAGTCGGGTCATATTTATTTTGCCGAATATAAACAGATATATGCTTTAGTTTCCCCTTAAATGTCAACGTCGGGAGCTCCCCCGCCGACGGCACTGCCGCCGGCTGTTTCGGTCATAGACTGATCATCTTCGTTTATTGCGTCTTCAACCATCGCCTCCATAAGTTCGATATCATCCTTTTCAAAGCCCAAAAAGAATTCAAAAAAAGCTTTCGGTGGGACGACCGCTTCCGCGGCAGGGGAAGAAACATAATCTTTAAGCGCCGTTGCTCTGATTGCGCCCACACGAGCCTTATCTTCCTCGGATACTCCGAACATTTCCGGCCAGTCAATGCTATATTTTTCTGCGGGCGGGGATAAAACTTTATACAAAATACAGCGCTCAATAAACGGTCTGATAATTGTGGGTTCACAAAAGTCTTCCCGGCGCGCGGATAGTACGCTTACCCATGCAGCCCGATCTTGTGTACTCGCAAGCTCCCCTCTTTCCGACCCAACGAAAACTCGTTTAGGAATCTCAGTTACCGCTGAGATCATTTGCAGTTGTATATCAACATGCGCAGCAGGGTCTGCAATCTGCTGCTGAAGTGACTGCATATCCACGCCCTGGTTGATAAAAACACGACGCAAGTTATGCTCAAACTCGTCGAGTTGATTTTTAAGGTCTTCTTTTGTCTCATTCGTCATCGTAAAATCGGGATCAACTTTGCCGTGATAGCCTGGGCGTGCCCCCCTCCAAAACATTTCGGCACTGCCGCCGACCAGCTTTTCGAGATCCATAAATCGATTATATATTGATTCGAGCCTGCACAGCCCTTCAACTTCCGAGTCTAACAAATCCTCCGCGATGTGTATCACCCTGGTATGATGCACCAAAATTTTTGGAGACATCGCTTCGTCCG